GACGCAACTGGCGATGTAATTAGCAGTCCAGTAACTATGTTTAGCGGGTTTATGGATGTTATGACTATTAACGAGGGTGCAGATTACTCAGAAATAATCCTCACACTCGAAAATAAATTACTGCAATTGGAACGCTCCAGAGAAAGACGCTATACAGACGCAGACCAAAAAATAGACTATCCTAATGATGATGGCTTCGAGTTTGTTACTACACTACAAGACAAAGAAATAGTGTGGGGAAGAGCAGGTTAAATGAAATATGCACTTGAATGCTTGCCTAGTGTAAAACAAGATATACTGCCTTTGATTAAAAAGCATTGGGAGTTAGTTGCTTTAAACAAAGGAGCTATAAAGCTAAACCCAGACTGGGAGCAGTACGCTACACTAGATGCATCTGGTATTTTAAAGATATTCACAGCTAGGGATAATGGGGTTTTAGTTGGGTATTTTATTTTAGTAGTAAATAATTCATTGCACTATAAAGATCATATCTTTGCAGTTTGCGATATTATATTTGTAACGCCAGAAGCTAGAAAAGGTGCAACTGGATACAAACTGTTAAAATACGCTGAAAAATGGTGCATAGAAAACAACGTATCTTTGTTAAACATCAATACAAAGGTACATCTGCCTTTTGACAAATTGTTAGTAAAAACAGGCTTCAATTTTATTGAGCGCATATATTCTAAGTATATAGGTAAATAAATGGCAATCTCAATAGTAGCAGGTTTATCGACAGTTGGTAGTACAATGATTGCGGCTGGAACATTCGCAATTGGGTGGACTGCGGCTTTTCAAGCGTTTGCTTTAGGTGTTGGTCTATCTGCTGTATCCCGTGCATTAATGCCTAAGCCTGACGCGCAGAATATAGCTGGTCTTACGGAAAATATACGAAGCTCTATATCCCCTAAAAAGCTAATATATGGCAAAACCCGTGTTGGCGGCACACTTGTAATGATGGGTTCAAGTGGCGATAACAATGAGTATCTAACTCTTGTTATGGCTATTGCTGGGCATAGAGTTAATGCATTTAAAGAAGTTTATCTTAATGATGATAAGGTATGGGATGCAGATGCAACCCCAAACTATCAGGGTATTTACCATACAAACCCAAGTGACCCAACAGCACAGCCGCTCGCATCATTAGAATTTATTGTTGGTGCTGACAATAATACAACTTCAAGCCTAGCAGCCAATGGCATAACTGGCTATACATCTAATCATAAAATGAATGGAAACGCGGCTATAGTAGTTAGGTTGCGATATGACCCAGAAGTTTATACGCAAGGTGTTCCAAACATTACCTGTGTTGTAGAAGGCAATAGAGTATACGACCCAAGACAAAACGAATTTAGCCCGTACTATGATTCTAGTATTGGTTCAGGGCATAGACCTAATGGCGCATGGCATGAATTAGGCTACACAACAAACCCTGCTTTAATACTGTTAGACTACATCAGAGATGAAAAATACGGTCTTGGCGAAAGCACTAGTAACATTGACATCCAGTCATTTGTTAATGCTGCTGATGTGTGTGATGAAGATGTTAACTTAGCTGGTGGTGGTACGCAAAAACGATACACTTGTGATGGTGTACTCGATACGTCTAAAACAATAAAGGCTAACATTGAAGATATACTAATTACAATGATTGGTACATTAACATTAGTTGGTGGTAAGTATGTACTTAATGCATATGAGTATAGAACGCCTAGCTTAGACATAAATGAAACTATGCTAACTGCTCCCTTAGTAGTTGCAACAAGGCAAAGTAGAAGAAACCTGTATAACGCTGTAAAAGGAACTTTTGTTGCATCAGAAGATAACTACACGCCTACCGACTACCCTGCACAAGTAAGCAGTGCTTACGCGACAGATGACGGTGAGACTGTTTATCTTGATATGACGTTGCCGATGACAACTGACAATATCAGAGCGCAAAGAATTGCCAGGTTAACAATGTTAAAGTCACGACTGCAAGCTACAGTGCAAATGACATTAAACCTAACTGGTTTGAAAATTAAAGTTGGTGATAACATAAGGTTGTCTAATAGTAGATTAGGCTACACAAATAAAGTATTTGAAGTTGTTAGCTTCAATTTAATTCCTGATGAAGCGCAAGGTTTGTCTGTAAGTATTGAGGCGGTAGAAAATGCTAGTGATGCTTATGACTGGCAAACAAGCGATGAATTAGACTTTACGACTGGTGGTGAAGTTGCGTTATATAATGGCAGAACCGCAGAACCAGTGACTAATCTAACCCTTGATGCATTTAGCGATGTACACGATGACGGTTCTATTACGCCAGCAGTAGGCGTGAGCTGGACAAACCCAGAAGATGCTTATACAGATAGATATGAAATAACATGGCAAAACGTAACTGACACTAGCCCAATTTACAAGCAGACTACCTTAGCTAGTCCATTTGTTGTTTCCCCTGTTGCCGCAAGCAAAATCTATACAATCACGGTTAAGGCAATTAATGAACGTGGTGTTAGAAGTACAGCTGCATCTGCAAATGTAACAACATCATCAGACTACCAGCCCAAAGTGCCAAGTCTATACAGAATAGAAAAAGCCGATTCAAACGCGCCAACAACTGATGAATTTAGTACTGCGGCTGGTCGTGATCCGAAAGAAAAAGACATAGTAATTACTAAGGATACATCTACAACTCCGCATTCAACACACGCTTGGAGTTATAGCACATCAACATCTGCATGGGTGCAAGATAATAATCTGTTAACTGGCGATCTGATTATTGATGGAACAATCGCTACAGCTAACATTGCTGATGCAGCAATTACTGACGCTAAGATTGATTCTCTATCTGCTGGAAAAATAACAGCAGGGACAATAGATGCCTCAAGTATCACAGTGACTAATCTTGATGCTGATAACATTACAGCAGGTGATCTTAGTGCCGATAGGCTACAGATTGACGGTGTAACCTTAGACACTGACGGCAGTGGAAACCTTATTATTAAAAATGGCGGTGTGGGCACAACACAAATAAGCGCGGCATCTATAACTACGGCTAAAATTGTAAATGATGCGGTTACTAATGCTCTTATTGCTACTGATGCAGTAAATCAGGATTCTATAGCGGCTGACGCTGTTACAGCGACAGAGATAGTGTCAGGCACAATCACTGCAACAGAAATAGCGGCTAGTACAATTACAGGCGCACAGATTGCGGCAGATACCATTGCTGTTAACAAGCTAACTGGTGATGTGAGCGAAGTTTATCCCATAATGATTTATGAGAATCAAACGCTAACTACTACAGCGCATAACTCTCCAGTGTTTACTCTACACGCTCCTGAACTAGTATCTAAGAAGCCAAAAATCAGTTTGAGATTTGATTACACAGTTGGTAATGGAACAAGCACTAATAGAGTGCAACTAATTTCTGCTAACATACAAATCAAAAGCAAGGGCGGTAGCGCGGATCAAATTGGTGCATCAGGCGGTGTTACAGTATCGCAAAGTAGCTCACTAGCTTCTACAATTTACCTGTCAGGCGATCATACGGGTTCAATGGACTATGTAGGTTCAGTAGCAGACAATTCTAGCGGTACTGATGCTGCCGTCATAACTGGTCTTTATTATGATGATGCTAACGATAGAACTTACATCTCTATGTCACACAGCTCACCACCATTTCAAACTGGTGAAACTTTATACTATCACCCGTTTAGATGGCTTTCAGCAGGTATATGGTACAGCATGGTGAGTAAAGAGCAGATAAGCATATATTCGCCAGGCTACACAACAGTTAAAGCGCATGAATATATTGATCTTATGTTTACATCTACTAGCACTAAAACTGATTTTAGATTGCAAGTAAATGCGCCAACTACTTATACAACTGTAACGCCTAAATTTGTAAGACTAACTGGGACAATGGAGTTAATAAGTTGATTGATATTGGTTATACAACTACATCAGGTGCAGACACTATTACTGAGTCTTGCAATTCTATTGTTGATGCTAACGATATTATCTTTGCGCTTAAAGAAACACTAAGCACTAGAGATGATATCGCCACCTTGTTCATGCAGCAACTTATGCCAAATGAAGATGATGAGTTAGTAATGGAAAAGTTTGCTTGGCTAGACAGTGTTAGCTAAAGAGATATGTTTATTTTGATTGTGTTTATGAAAGCGACACAATTCAAATAATGATACAATACTTGCAATTATTTTTTATATTATTTAAGAGATTATTATGGCTGCGGCAACATACAATTTAACAATAGATCAAGGTTCTGATTTTGCTGTAGAGTTTACATTGTCAGAAGACGGAAGCGCAAAAGATTTGACAGGGTATTCTGCAAGAGCGCAGATACGCAAGCTAAAAGCTGACACTACGGTTGCTGCATCTTTTAACTGCACTATACAAACGCCTACCAATGGCGTAATAAAAATGGAAATGGCAAATGCAGTTACTAAAGAATTAGATGCTGATAGATATTTTTATGACCTAGAAATATATACAGCGAGCGATGCAATTGTAACTAGAATTATGCAAGGAATGGTAGTTGTTACCCAGGAGGTAACACGATAATGGCAATAACCGTTGCAGTCACTTCGATACTAAATAATGTAACGGTATCTAAAGATGAAACTGTTATACAGCGTGAAGCACAGCCTAGAGAAGTTGTAGTTTCAACGGCTATTCCACGGCTAGACGGTTCAGTGGTCACAGTAACGCCTACTGGCACAGTTACAGCAACAACTGTACAGGGGGCGATAGAACAATTAGCAGGGCAAGATTTTAGACAAACGGATGCACCAACAGGCTCGCAAGTGTCTGAGGGTGATTTATGGTACGATACAGATGACAATCAACTAAAGATGTATCGTGAAACTAGCGCGAATGTATTTCAGTGGGTATCAGTTATATTAGGCGATGAGACAACTGATTCAGATACTCTGGATGCAGGTAGCTTTTAAGTATTGAGGACTATCAATGGCACAAACAATCAAGATCAAGCGTAGTACCAGTACAGCTACGCCAAGCTCACTATCAGCAGGTGAATTAGCTTATTCATCTAACAGTGATAAGTTATTTATTGGGCATCCAGACGGCTCTACAGGGACTATTACTATTGGCGGTACTTACTATACTGACCTTATTGATAGCGCAACTAAAGCCGCGAACAAGAACATTCCAAGCACAGCACAAAGTGTAGCTGCTAACAGCCTTAGCACTACTGCTGGCAAGACCTATCAGGTACAAAAAGACGGCTCTGATAACTTGGTTGTTAACGTAGCTTGGACAGATACAACTTATACTGTTGGCGATGGTGGATTAACACAAAACAATTTTACTAACGCTTTGAAATCAAAGTTAGATGGCATTGAAGCTAGTGCAGATGTTACAGACACAACTAACGTAGTAGCCGCATTAACGGCAGGAACTAACATTGCTATTGCAGGTGATGGCACAATTAGTTCAACAGATACTAACGATGATGTCAGCGCAGGAAATCTAAACACTAGACTCGCACAGCTAACCAACACAACGATTGGCGATAGCAGTGGAACTATTACTATTGATGGCAACTTAACTGTCTCAGGTACTACTACAACTGTTAACTCTAATACTGTTAATGTTGGCGATAACATCATTGTCCTTAACAGCGATGAATCAGGAACACCATCTCAAGATGGCGGTATCGAAGTTGAGCGCGGCACATCAACTAACGTATCTTTGTTCTGGGATGAAAGCGCAGACTATTGGGCGTTAAATGATGCAGCAACTACTAGTAAAATACTTACAGCAGGAAACTTTGCAAGTAGCTTTACTGGTACATTGGATGGCGGCACGTTCTAAATCTAAATAAACTCCTGCGTATATACGCATAGCTTAGGAGAGCCAAATGGCGCAAACGATAAAACTAAAGCGTTCTGCTACGCAGGGCGCAGTTCCATCTACATCTGATCTAGCACTAGGTGAACTAGCGGTTAACACCTACGATGGCAAAATCTACATCAAAAAAGACTCTGGTAGCGAGTCTATTGTTGAGGTGGGCGGTGGCTCAGGTGACAACGATTATGTTGATTCCTTAGCTTTTTCTACATCTACAGGTGTCCTTACAGCAGGTAGAACAGGCTCGCTATCTGATCTGACAGTTGATCTCGATGGTCGCTATATAACAGGAAACCAAACCATCACACTATCTGGTGATGTTAGCGGCTCAGGAACTACAAGCATTAATGTTACTGTTGCCGATGATTCTCACAACCACATCATTAGCAATGTCGATGGCTTGCAATCTGCATTAAATGCTAAGTTAGCTTCTAGCTCTTATACAGCCTCAGATGTTTTGACGAAAATCAAAACAGTAGATGGTTCTGGCTCAGGCTTGGATGCAGATACTGTTGATGGTATTCAAGCTAGTAGCTTCTTGCGTAGTGATACTTCTGACACTGCTTATGGCAATATCACATTTAC